TCACCACCGCAGTAATAGCAGACGTAGTTATCTCGATGTAGCACCCTTACCCGTATCGCCCTGTACTTACCTGATAGACGTGGATCACCGCGCTTAGCCATTAGTAGTACCCATGCTTCTTGTGAAAGGCCAGTGCTTTACAAGGTGTGGAGTGACGTGCCGATATGTACTTAAGGCCTGCATCTATTTGCTTGTAAGGGTCTTTAGTCTTTAGCTTTAACAGCTGTGGTATTCCATAAGCTGTACTGTGTTTGTTATCAGCCCGGTAATCCCACCGTGACTCAATATGCCAAAGCTTCTCAAGGCATAGGTATTGCTTATGATTAGTTAGTTTTATATGACTATAGAGTTTATATTTTTCTTTCTCTATATCATTATTATTAATAGCATAAGCATTATTAATAGATGCTATTACAAGACTAGATGGTAGCACATACCACCAAATCCATTTCAATTTACGCGTGATCTTGGGCGTGTCACAGCTCATCGCACTCATGCTTTTCATCTGGGTTAAAGTCGCAAAAGTAACAGCCTGCGTTTAATCCACAGGTTATGCACAGATACTTAAACTGTATTGAGTCACAGCATGAGTTATACACACCATGATCCCCAACTGTGTAAAACTTATCGCCAAGCTGTTTAGTCATGGTTATCATCCGCATCTACCTGTTTCATCAGATCCTCAAACGCAGCAATAACATCTTGTGGCGTTTTGTGTATTTTGCTAAAACGTGCAATACGTTCGGCTATTGCCCAGTCATCGGCATTAATCATGATCGCCCCTAATTGTGGCTACGATCTGCTCGACTAAGGCGCCCACGGCTAGGTTGTCGCATACCTGGCATACATGCAACGGCATGAACTTATGCTCAATCTCTTTAGCTAGTAATTCTCTTAGATCCTGCAATATCGTACGCATCTCTGGATTACTCACTTATCTTTACCCCATCCTTTTCCTTTGAATATGATCGATGGCGCGCTAAACACGCGCATCATTGGGTAGCTGCAGCACAAGGGTGCGCTGTCGCCGTGTGTATTTACCGGGTGATTCATCTCTGATTCGCCCCCGCATTGATCGCAGCGATATAGGTAACTAGGCATCTATATCCTCATCTCTAGCGCGTTCGGTGTCTAATAACATCTCAATGCCCATAACTCCACAGCCTAAGCATTGAACGCAAACTACGTTAGGCGGTAGGTTAATAAACTCATCTACGATCTTATGCGTTTGCATGCCGGGGCCGATCTTGGCGCAAACCCTGCACTTAATTTTCAGTAATGCCATATACGGACTTCCTTAATGCATCCATTTCAAATAACTCACGTTGAGATACCCAGAAATTGCCATCAGCTGCGTTATAGTATTTAGGTTTTTTAGCCCATAACACGGGCATCCAGCCCACTATTTGATATACAGGTGACTTATTTACTACCAGGATGGCCACATCGGTTAAGCGTGGGTAATCCTTGTGAATAATTAAATGGCCATTGATATACCTAGTCCATTTAACTTCAAAGCCCAGATTCCCGACAGTTATATCTGCCTCATCGCGATAAGTGTGAACTGTAGGCACGAAATTCTGTAAGCCCATATATTGCGCCACAGCAATCTCAGACCCAACGGCCTCGCTATTTTCCAGGATGAACTCATGGTAGTTAGTCTTACGGTCATATCTGCGATCTGGTGTAGTTAAGAATTCACCCGTGCTACGAGCAAACCCACACGCCGCAGCTTGTTTTTCCTGCGATCGATCTAATATAACCTGCACGATTTGGGACATCTCGGTTATAGCCATATTGGTTTACATTGATCGCTGCGTGATTTACTGCTGCAGGTATAGCCGCGGTATTTTTGGCCAGTTTTCGGGCTTACGCCTTCCTTGTAAACCATACGGCCATGACTGCAGATAGGTGCAGGATCTACAATCTCGCCACCTAGTTGCGATTTAATATCGGCAATAGTTTCAGCAGCTGGCCGAACACTTCCTACGCCTTCAACCTTTACTGCAGGTATAGCAGTAGCCCATAGATCAACCTCTACTGCAGGCTGAGCCTGTAAGCGTTCTACCTTTTCCATATCCTGCCGTGTAGGTCGTGCATCGCTTGGCATTAGCAGACCTATGGCTCGACCGATGGCAGACGTGCTGCAATTCTCGATCCAAAAGTCACGATTCACGCCTCGATCGGTACGCAACTCATAGGCATAATCAACAGCCGCCGGGACTACATCCTCATGCTCACGAAATACGCTGGCACGGATAATGACGTAGCCATCCTTGACGTTTAGCTCTACGATCTCAGTAATGATCCTGCCTGAGATATGGGTTTCTCTAAACCGTTTAATACGGCTATTGACATCCTCATAGTTGTCCAAGTTAAAGGTCATGAGTTGCGCACGATCTCTGTAGCTGAGTTAAATGCAGCTCTTAAACCTGCAGCGCGGCCACGATTAAAGCCATCCTTTACGCCTTCTTTGTAGCCGATCGACCAACCTACTAAAAACCATGCAACGCTAACCAATAAAACTATTACTGCTACTTTTGTTATATCCATTTACTTCGCCCTTGTTTGGGTTAAGCCGCACTACACCGAATTAGGTAGCCCTGCCTAACGTGTAAATAAAGGGTAAAGCCTGGGTATGACAGCGGTCAATAACCGACACGCCTATCGCTGCAATAACATCTCGTAGATCGAGTCAACCTTGCTTTCAATACGATCAACGCGGCCGCGTAGATTATGGCCACCGTTACCGTCTTGGCGTAATTCGCTTAGGTAATACTTAACTAGATGGCGAACCAGCCCAGCCGCAAACCCCATAAGTGTGCAGATACCTATGGCTATTGCTATAAGCGACTGGGCGGCAGTCATTACTTAACGCCGAAAGTGCTATCGCTAGGGTTCATGGCGCGCAATAATGGGCCAAGTAGTCCAGCGATAAATGCATTACCTAGTGTTTTCCAATCGGTAATGCCGGACATGTAAAGCGCAGCTGCGCAGCTAAAAGCGGCGCGTAGATATGACAGGCCAGCGGCCTTAGCTTGTTCTTTCATGGTCTTACTCCTAAGTGCCCTTAGTTGACTTGTTTCAATACTGCAATCGTATGCGTACCCGATGCAGCAATTCCATATAAGCCTTCATGATCTCCTACAGGCACTTGCATTTTATCGCCGTTATCCATCTTGTAACCGTTTGCTGTGGTTACGTTAGCATCGCCTAAATAGACAGCACCGCCGCCTAGATTATGTAGCCATACTGTTTGATCCATAATATTCGCAGCTACTAAAATCGTGGCTGTCGTGGTTACTGTTACTTGTGCGCTAGTCGGCATAACTTAATCCTAACTTTTCTATTAGTTTTGCGGTTTTTACGGGATCTTGTGCTATTTCCCAATGCATTTCATCTTTGCGTGTCCAGTTGCCGCCCCAATTAAGGCCGTATTTTTTAGTCAATGCCTGGATCATTGGAATTTTCTCAGCTGGAAACGTGCCAGCCTTACCTAACGGGTGCTTAGTCGCATTTAGATCGATAGCCGTACCGCTGCTGTGGTTACTTAACTTGCCCGGTACGCCCCGAACATCACGATAGCAGTAGCCCCAGTCATCTAATGTGCCGCCATCGATCGGCTCGATCAGTTCATTAAACTGCTCAGCAAAGGCAACCAGTAAAGGTGCAGCAAAATAGGCGCATCGCAGCTTTATCTTTGTACCCTTAATTGGGTAAGACTTGATACGGATCGACTCAACATCCTTAGATGCTGGCCAGCCGTTATAGCTGATCGCAGACATTGTTACTAAAAACCAAGTGCCTTTAGATCATCTACCGTTAAACCTAATGCCTCTAGTTTGGCGGTAGCTGCATCTTTAGCGGCTTTAATGGCTTTTTTCTCAAATTCATGGGCTTTTTTGTTTTCCTCATAAACTTTAATTTCATCATCCGTGAACGGGCGATCAATATAAGTGCCATCCTCAGAATAAATACGGTGGATTAAGTCAGTCATTTTTATGCCCCATATACTAAATAAGTACCAGAAGTAAAGTTACCTGTACTTGGTAGGAATTGAAGTGTGCTAATTGCAGTTGTTTGGTTATATGCGCCAATGCGGTTTTCAATATTGACGTTAGCTGTGGTTGTTGCATTTACTGTTGCATTGCGTGAGTTAGCAATTTTCCATGTAGTTGTATTGGAATAACTAGGAATATCGATAATGATGATGCCAGTATTAACAGAATTATCGTTGCCAGTAGCCATATTGACAGATGTCTGAGCAAAAGGCTGGTTTAACTGTGGCGAGTTACTTGCACCAAAATGTCTATTCGCGCCAGAATCTCCGTTAAATCGCATCATAAATTCAGCGTTGTCCGTGGCTGGTAGAAAGTTTAAAATGTAAACTCGTAGATCCGTGTAGCTGGTTGAAAAACTAGCGGTAGTTGTGGATGCACCCGATAAAGTTCCGCTAGTCAATAATGTCCAGCCACCGCCGCCAGCAACAGAAACCCATGCAGATCCTGAGTAATACTCAGTTGAGTTAGTATCTTTTAGAAAACTAAAGTTACCTTCCTGTGGGCTAGTTACTGCGGCTGTTCTAGCTGCGGCGTTAGCAAAAACCCATACGCCTTGCATTAGGTAGCCATCAACGTCATTAGCCGTTAAAACTTCCCCTGTTACAAAATCTTTAAAGCCTAGTCCTGCTCCCATTTTCTTATCTCCTTAATAGCTCAATACGGATGTATCAAGTACGCCGTATTGGGTTGAGTTCAATATAAACCCGTCTATCACGGGTTCAAGTGTAGTGAAGGTAGTGCGCCATTTATTGGGTGTAACGCTGTGTGCCACGCCAAATACTTGAAGTGTTTTTGTCAGAGTCGAGCTACCTGGCTGATTTGTCGTGATCGTTACAGGATCAAAGAAATCAAGATCAAGCGCGGCTACGATGCCATTGGCATAGTTATCTGTGTAAAGGTCTAGCTCGATGGCATCGCATCTAACGCTAGTTTCAGCCCGGCTTGCAACGTATGCACGGGCATAGTCCAGGGCTACGGCATCGGTTTCCATAAGTAAATTCTGGATATTGTAGGTATGGGCAAAATACTTGGTAACACTAGCTGCGTTAGTAGCATTTTGGACTGTGCCACCTGCACGGCTTACGTTAGCCTGGTTAAATACAAGGGTGTCATCCAGTCGCCATACAGCGTTGAAATAGCCAATATCTGTGCCATTATCGTTAAACACGGTAGGCGTACCTGCGATGCTGGCCGTAGTAACGTTTCGATCCTGGAATACGAACGAGCCAGATGCATCTACATAGAACGCGCCGTACTCGCTATTTGTAACAGTTTGTAATGCGGCTAAAGCAGTACGAGCTGTGCCGGGGTCTGCTTGCATAGTGGTCAAACCTGCATCTACGTCACGCATGGATGCTGGCCATGAAATCTCATCAAGTATTTCGTTAATGCGTGTGCCAGATAGTTGCCCTGCTGTCGCGCCTGTAACTGTACTGATCTGGGCATTTTGAGCCAGTCGCTGAGCATCTACAGCTTGTATCGTTGTATATACAACATCGTTAGCGTTTTTAGGGGTAGTGGTTGTATAGCTCGTAATAAACCCTGAGAACATCGGATAAGTAGTGCCGCTATAAGTAGCCGATATAGATACCTTACGCATAGGTGTTAAAAAGCCAAAATAGGGGCTGCTGGGGTTCTGGCTGTTGAAGTCCCCATTTTGATCCACAATACGCAGGGTTAAAGTACCTGTCTGAAATTCATCGGCCTGCGGATTACGGCCGCGCTTAATGCTTACGCTATCTACTACGTTACTTACATCTACAATAACCGCAGCTGAATCGGCAAGGATATTAGTACCTAGGATGCCTTCTCCTATTATAAAAGCTTGGGCGAAACTAGGGCCAGTAGAAAAGTTAATAACCGCATTGATAACTGGGATTGTCATTATCCGGCATCCACTAAGAATCCAGCGGCAGTACGCGGCAAACCTTGCCTATTAGCATTTAGTAATGCATCGTTTACCTTCTCGGTAAAGTCATCACCATCTAATACGTTGCCTTCAATAACTATATTAATAGACGGGGATTGGATGCCGAATCCTGGGCCACCCATTGAAGGGCCATACGGGTTAAACATTGACGATGAACCTGTAGGAGTTACCGCAGGCGTTACATTTATTACAGTATCTGTTAAAACCTCTACAGCGTCTGCAACTTTATTCAAAATACTAGGAATAGTGTCATCATCTGCAAGAATAGCAGCGCCAGTAGCGGCAGTAGCGGCAGTATCTTCAGTAATTTCCTCAATAACAGCTGTTACTGCCGCTACCTTCATATCGTAGTTACGATCTGCATTTTGGCTAGGATTAAAATTTACACCGGGAACTAAGCCTGGAACATCGGCTATGCCTTTACCTAACTTACCAAGCTCTATCAAAGCCAAAGCTAAACTACCAGCCCATGTAGCAAACGGATCTTTAGTTTGACCAATGGCTAGTAAATCGGCAGCAATCTTGGCATTTTGCTTTTGAATTGCTTCTAACTTCTTGGCTAAATCCTCGGCCTTATCTGCGTTACCTTCCTCGATAGCTTGCATAAGCAATAGACGTACTTTTTCTTCTTCGCTTATCTTGCCCTTTAGCGCAGCGGCTATCTGAATCTTTTGTATTTCAAAGACGGCAGCAGCTTTATCTAGTTTTGCTTTATTATCAGCTGCTTTTTTGTCTGCTGCAATTTTATTAGCTGCGGTTTTTTTATCGGCTGCAAGTTTAGCGGCTGCTAGTTTCTTTTGCTGTGCTTCAAATTTCTGGGTATCCATATTCGAGCCGCCAGTCATGGGAACATTGCCCATGCCTTGAAATCCCTTTATGGCTTTAATCAATTCGGCTAAACGCTGTGGGCTAAATCTGCCTAATAAATCAGTAACGCCACTGCCTAAAAATGATACAAGGCCAAAGCCCGGTATCGACTTAATTTGTTCTTTGAGATACACAATAGAATCAACAAAATTAGCAAGTGACTTGGCAGCACTTTCAATACCAGTGGCTAGGTTATCGATGTTTTTATCTTTGCCCAAAGATGTTAAAGCACCTATAAGGCTTGTTCCAATAATCTCTTTAGCATTATTTGAAGCAATGCTTAGTTTGTCGATCGATCCTGCAAACGAATCGGCCGATGTCTTAGCTGCGCCTGCAAACGTAACGGCTAACTGATCTGTTATTTCTTTAAATGACTTAGTTTTAAGATCGGCTTTAGATATGCCAATACCTAATTTGCTAAGCGTGGCATTATTGCCTAGATAAGCCTTTGATAGCGCAGCTGTAACTGACTCTAAATCTTTACCAGTATTTGCGCTTATATCCATCGCGATACCCATTAAACGTTCAGTTTCAGCTGTATCGCGTGTGGCTATTGCTAACTTTGTATAGGCTGGGCGCAACTTGTCATCGATTATGCCAAATTCTTTTTCAATGCGCTGTATATAACCTTCAGCGGTTGCTGCATCTCGACTTAGGCCTACGTTTTTAAGTGCCAGGGCTAATTGCTGTTGAGCCTTTTGATCCTCAGCTGCAGCCTTTACCGATGCCTTGGCATAGGCCAATACTTTAGCTGTGCTAAATGCGACTCCAAAAGTCTTGGCTAAATTTTTTACGTTTTTAGATAATTGGGCTGTAGATGTATCTGCCTGTTTAAATGCTTTTCTGCCAGTAAATTCGGCAGCTATATCAATTCTTACTGATGGATCAACGGCCATTAGTTATACCCCACAGCCCGATTAAACTTATCCCTAGATACTTCAATAGCCTTAAGAATAGCTGCGTTAGTCTTGCCGCCATCCTCTGACCATGCTCTAAATATTGCACGGCCTTTCATCTTTCGGGATCTACGGCCTGCGCCTGTTTGATTATTAGCATCTACGATCTTGCTGTACTGGTTCATAGATTGCACGAATAGATAACCAGCCTCTGGGTTATTGCTCTTGCCGTATTTTTTATTAGTGCTTGTCATATAACGATATTCGCCAGCCCCGGTGTCGCGGCGATAAGTAGGGATTACAACCTCACGCATTTTTGCTTGCTCACGCCCAGAAGTATGTACACGGCCAGCAGTTTCATAAATAGCACCCGATGCGGATGCATTTTGAATACGAGCTAGTGATCTAAAGCCTGATCGGTTTACTCTACTAGGTGTAGTTTTGTAACCAACGCCGCCTTTAGCACCTCTGCCATCCCATACTGGGAACTTGCCATTACCAGATGCTTTAGCCCAGCCCGATAACGGGGCTTGCGATGGAATAAATCCACGAGCCTTAGACACGATAGGTTTAAGCAAACTAGCCATTTCTTTTTGCGTATCTTTAGCTAGATCGGGCGTAAATTTCTTTAGGGCTTTACGAAGTGCGATTCCGCCTACTACCTGTGCTGGCATCTCGCATCTCCTTGTTTCGGTCTTTCATCGCCTGCAATAAAGTCTTAAACATCCTGCTATCTAGTGCTAGTAAATCATTGGGCGCGATACCCGTTTCCAAACTGATCCGTGCGACCAAG